TTATGCAGCCGCGGATGGTGTTTTCACGTCTAGTAATGGTACTATATGTGATACTCTACCTGCGGGAACTTTCCATTTGGGTATTAAGACGGATATTGGTTATATCACTGTTAGTGATAAGGCTCAAAAGAAAGGGCCTGAACCAAAGATGTCTAGGGGTATGGCAGCATTTAAGGATGTTGACACCCCGGCTTTCACGGCGAATGGGAAGGCATGTCCATCTGTTATGGGGCGTGTTTTCTTACCAGCCTTGGAGGTTATTAAGAGGGAATTTCCTTCAGCGTGCAACACTGAGTTGCACCGTATTCAGACTGTACAAGGGTACATCCTACGCGAATATCCGTCCATTTCGCAGGAAGATGCCCTTCGTACCTCTAAATATTGGTTTTTCCAGCAAGCCTGTCAGAAGCGGGTTTTGTTACTTGGCCAGTCCACCCTTATGATGACGAATATATCCACCATGGTCATTGAGCCACGCATATCCCGCGTGACCAATGGTTTGGGGATTTCTCGCATTGAGTTGGACATAGATGGCCATGCGACTATTGAGAAGCGCTCGCACACCACGTGCGAGAAGCTTATTGAGTATGTACCAAAAAGAATTTTCGATATCAAAGCCTTTGGAACGGCTGGTGTTGAATTCACCGGGGATGAGACGGATGATGATTTCCGTTACCCCGCTTTTGTGGAGCGACATGAGCCTGAGAGGCGCTATCGCTCCATCTTCTTCTCTTTACTGGGCGAGGGGGAGGAGTTTGTTGCATACGACCAAAATGGTAGCAATGTCTGTATGGCATTGCCACGCATGTTGGCGGGCCGGGACGACGAGGAGGTTTATTATTCCAATCAAGCGCAAGCTTATATGGAGTTATGTCGTCACGGTTTTATCCCTAAACGGATTTCTACGGTCCTGAAGTTGGATTGTTTATTGACTGACGTTTGCGATACATTAGTTGTTGGCAACGGTTTATTAAAACACAGAGTAGTTTGCCCTGTGTTAGACCGAAGCCCTGCACTTCCTGCTATTATAACAGGAGTGCAGAAACTTTTGTCGCGAGTTAGTCGATGGGCATTGACTAAGGCGATGGATAAGACAAGGAATGTGCTAAATTGGGCTTATTTCACAATAGCGAAGAATATAACTGAAGTTTTGGACCCATTTGATGGGCGCCAGGCTGCAGCTAATATTAAACACATCAATAAAAAACTCCGAGAGGAGTATGTTCGTGGTGTGGTTTTACATTGTGATGAGGACTCAATGGTGCAACGTCTCACCGCTAAGGTGAAGGACGAGCTTGCCAAGTATGGCAAGTATCCTAGGTTGTACGTCTCTTATGAGGCGGGTTGTATGTATGCCAATGAGTTACCAGAGTTGGTGAAAGTTTGCCTGAACGGCGGCTTTCATTTTTCTGCTGGCGAACTTGGAGATGTGGAGACTTTTATCTACATATTTTCCAAGCCGTCTCATGATGGTTTATCACAACTTTTCCAGTCGTTGATTGAGTCGACGAGAGGTGACAATGTCTATACAGTGATTCTGTATAGCGATGATTCCGTTCATTCTGGAAACATCGATGGCAAATCATTTGGATACAATGTTGATATTGCATCTAATGATTCTTCGACCAATTCACTCATTTTTGGAGTTACTGGTGCCATACTTGCACAGTTTAGTAAGGCTAGAGCAGCTGGTCTTTTGAGACAGTGTACTCTGCCTATAACGGTGAGGGACCCCAATTCCCCATCGGATGGTTTTACCATCAACTTCCACTCAGCTTTTGAGGGGAGTGGTACCGTTTTGACGACTATTCTCAATCATATTGGGTGTTTTCTAGGTGCCTGTGCCTCAGCTTCATTTATGAAGCGGGCCAACCCGCTCACTAACCCGTTGGGTTGTGATCCAGCGGATGCCATACTGAGTGGTTACCGTGCCGTTGGGCATAAAGTGACCATTGGCGCATGGGGCGTCTGGGGGCAAGAGCCAGTGTATGAGAAAATTCAGTTTCTCAAACGTTCCCCACTGTATGATGGTAAGAAATGGGTACCATTTCTTAATTATGGGTGTATTTTACGCTCATTGGGGTCTGTCGATGGTGACATGACTCCACTCCAGCTATCGATGACTGTTGAACAGTTTCGAGTTACACCGCTGGAAAAACGTATGGAGATTTATTGGTCTTCTGTGGTTCGTGGTTTAGTCCACGAGCCCTCTAGTCCAGTATTGATTGCGTTGAGGGAACGCTTTCTAACGGCAGGTACCTTCACCACTGAAAAATTTTCAGTGATGGAGAGCGATGTTTGTTTCGATTCACTCGATCAGGCATCTTTTAATGCCGATCGTCTCTGTGCGCCCTCAGCGGCTGGCTCCTCACTTGAGGAAGCTATGTGTGCGCGTTATGGTGTGTCTTCTCTGGAGCTCCAGATTCTGTGTGATCAGATCCGTGGACTAGAGTTAGGCTCACGTTGCGTGTCGCGTGCTGCAACAATGATCTATAATGTAGATTATGAGGTACCATTACCTGTAGGGTATGGGCCGGTGATTCCTTCGAGCTGAAGGATCACCATGTCATGGGCATGACATTAAAA